TTGTTTGGTAAACTTTTTAAAGCAGGTTCTATTGAAGAAGCAGCATTGTCTGCTTATGCAGCCAAGAAGAAGCTTGAGGAACAAAGGTATGAACTCAAGATTTTTTTAAATATGACCTATGGACCTCAAGCATATGATGATCTTTTAAAAATGGAAGGTCAAATAAGAAAACAAAGGCAAGAAACTGTTTATAAGCGTCAACAGCTTAGACGACAAATAGGTGAAGCAATAGCGTGGATTACGGTTGTAGTTATTATAGGTGGCTTTGCAATCTTAGTAGCTAGTATTTGGTCTAAGAAAGCTAGAGCTTATGAGTATAAATCAAAGTCATATACTAAACAACAGCTATTAAATCAAGGTATTGTTGATAAGAAGAAATATACAACTTGTAGATTGAAGAAAAGAGTTACATCAAGGTATACAGATAAAAGAGCCTGTATCTATCAAGGTGGCAATAAAACATTTACAATGATGATTGAAACTTGGTGTCCAAAGAAATATAAGTGTGTATATAATCCTAATGGTGAAGAACCTGATATAGATAAAGTCATGGAAAGTTTAAGAAGCATAGGTAAAAAATGATATGTGTATATGAGTCTAAAGATTATAAAATTGAATTATTAGATCGAAAAGGTAAAGTATATTATAAAAATAAATTAGGTTTTATAGGGGATACTCGTATTGCGATATCTATGTTTTTAAGACATAGTACTGATACTGATATTAATTTAAAATTAAAAAGGAGGATACGTAAAGGAGCATGAAATGGTTAAAGAAAAATTGTTACAAATTAAGTTTATTAAGTATATTTATAATGTCATTAAGTTCATGTGGCATGGGTGTTGTAAAAAATGCGAATGTACCTGTAAGTAGTCATTGTCATTTGGAGCATATATAATGTCTTGGTTAATAAAATTATTTAATAGATATACATCATGTAAGTCAAATCCTTATTATGACTTAGCAAAACATAGAGTACATACAACTAAATATTACGACTTATGTATGTAAGGAGGACAAATGTTAACAGCACTTATTGGTCCTGTATCTAATCTTCTAGGAAAATTTATAGAAGATAAAGATATGAAAAATAAACTTGCTCATGAAGTAGCCACAATGGCTGAAAATCATGCTCAAGAGTTAGCCAAAGGACAGCTAGCAATTAATCAAACAGAAGCTAAACATAAAAGCATATTTGTAGCTGGGTGGAGACCTTTTATTGGGTGGACATGCGGTGTTGCTTTGTGTTGGCACTTCGTACTTGCACCTGTAACTATATTTATATGTGCATACTTATCAGTAACAATACCTGAGTTACCTACATTTGATATGGGTAGTCTTATGACTGTTCTCATGGGCATGTTAGGCTTAGGTGGTCTTAGAAGTTTTGAAAAGTATAAAGGATTAACTAAATGAGATGTAAGACTTGTGAATTATATGAATGTGTAGTAGAAGAATGTAATTGTGATTGTCACGAGGAGATAGATTATGAATGGAAAAAAGAAAGTACCAGTGAAGAAGAAGTCAACAGTTAACTCATCAGGTAATTATACTAAGCCTGGGTTACGTAAAAGCATATATAATAGAATACTCGCAGGAAATAAAGGCGGTAAGCCTGGGCAAATCTCTGCAAGAAAAATGCAGATGGTAGCTAAAGAATACAAAGCTAAAGGGGGCGGCTATAAATAATGAGTAAAACTAAACAACAAAAAAGTCTCACAGCGTGGGGTAAACAAAAATGGAGGACAAAAAGTGGCAAGCCTTCGATACAAGGTCCGAAAGCTACTGGTGAAAGGTACATGCCAGCTTCGGCTATTAAGTCTCTTACAGCAGCAGAACACGCTGCAACCACTAGGGCAAAGAGAAAAGCTACAGCAAAAGGTAAACAGTTTGCAGCGAATACTCCAAAGGCTAAAAAGAAAATAACTAGAGCAAGGAAAGCATACACATGAGTAGATTAATAGAGACATTAAGACGACATGAAGGAGTTAAGAATACACTTTATAAATGTACTTCAGATAAATGGACAATAGGTGTAGGAAGAAATCTAGAAGATGTAGGCATATCAGAAGCTGAAATAGACTATTTATTAGAGAATGATATTACTAGAACAGAAGACTTATTAGATGATTATATGAGCTGGTGGCGAGATCTAGATAGTATAAGACAAGAGGCTATGGTTAACTTTGTCTTTAATGTAGGAATAGGTACAGCTCAAAAGTTTAAAAAGGCAATGGCTGCATTAGAAGAACAAGATTACAATACTGCTGCTGATGAAATGTTAGATTCAGCGTGGGCAAAACAAGTAGGTGATAGAGCTATAGAAGTCACTGAAATGATAAGGACTGGGGAGTATCAGGATTAGCATAAAAAACACCCTTTAAGGGGTAGTCCGTCATTAACTAAAGAGGTAAAATTATGCTAAGAAATAGAAACTACGAAGGTCCAACTATGACCATTTCTCAAGAAATAGATGAGATGAAATACAGACAGAAGGGAGAGTCCTTCAATGATAAGATACAAAGAATAGCTAGAACATTGTGTGATGGTGATGAACATAGATTTGTATTAGAAGATATTTTAGGTGAAATGAGATTTTTACCTGCAGGTAGAGTACAATCAGCAATAGGTTCTGAAAGGATTACTACTGCTTATAATTGTTTTGTATCTGGAGAAATAGAAGATAGTATGGATTCTATTATGGAAAGAGCAAAAGAAGCCGCTGAGACTATGAGAAAGGGAGGTGGCATTGGATACGATTTTAGTAAGCTTAGACCAAGGGGGGATCATATTAAGTCTCTCGATAGTAAGTCCTCTGGTCCTATTTCTTTTATGCAGGTGTTTGACTCGGTGTGTCAGACGATTGCTAGCTCTGGTCACAGGAGAGGAGCACAGATGGGTGTCTTACGTATTGACCACCCTGATATACTCGACTTTATTCGTGCTAAACGTAATAATGATAAGCTCACAGGGTTTAATATATCAGTCGGGATTACTGATGCCTTTATGGAAGCTTTGGACAGTGGTTCTGACTACGATCTTTACTTTAATGGTGAGCATCGTGGCAGTCTTTCAGCCCAAATGGTATGGGATGAAGTAATGTCTTCAACTTGGGATTGGGCAGAACCTGGAGTTTTATTTATTGATAGAATTAAAGAAATGAATAATCTTTGGTACTGTGAAGAGATATACGCAACTAATCCTTGTGGTGAACAACCATTACCAGCTTATGGTGCTTGTTTATTAGGCTCATTTAATCTTACTAAATATCTTGAAAAAGAAAAAGATAAGTATGTATTTAATTTTAAACAATTTAAATCAGATATAAAGCCAGTTGTTCAAGCTATGGATAATGTTGTCGATAGAACTATTTATCCATTGAAAGCCCAAGAAGATGAAGCTAAAAATAAAAGACGTATGGGATTAGGTGTTACAGGCATGGCAAATGCTGGTGAAATGCTTGGTTATCCATATGCATCAAAAGAATTTATGGTATGGGCAGAAAAAATATTTGTATGCCTAAGAGATAACTGCTATAAAGCTTCGGCTGAATTAGCAAAAGATAAAGGTGCTTTTCCTTTATATAGAAAAGATTATTTAAAAAGCAATTATATTAGGTCATTACCAGCTTCCGTTCAAAGTCTCATAAGAGAGAATGGAATACGTAATAGCCATCTTACATCAATCGCACCTACAGGTACAATTAGTATTGTTGGTGATAACGTTAGTGGAGGAATTGAACCTGTTTACAGTCATAAATATGATAGAACTATACAAACATTTGATGGTCCAATCGTTGAAACCGTAGAAGACTATGCTTACTCACATGGAGTAGAGGGTCGCACTGCAGATAGTATTAGCGTAAATGATCATTTAAACGTATTATTATTAGCTCAACACTATATTGACAGTGCATGTTCAAAAACTTGTAACGTAAGTGGTGATGTAGACTATGATTCATTCAAACAAGTATATGTTAATGCATGGAAAGGTGGGGCGAAGGGGTGTACTACGTTCCGTATTGATGGAAAACGATTTGGAATCTTCAACGAAACCGTGGAAGAAGAAAAGAAGGTATCTAGCGAGGCTGAGGAAGTGGCTCAAGAAGAAGACAAGGTTGAAGCTTGCTTTATCGACCCAGCAACTGGCATTAAAGAGTGTGCTTAAAAAAGAACAAAGGGAGAAGTGAATGGCTGACGATTTAATTAATGTTACTGATGTAGCATCTAAAGGTGTTGTGTTTGACACTCCTCCTATAGCTCTTGCTCCTAATATATTTACAGATGCTAGAAATGTTAGGTTTAAGGATGGTGCTATTAGGAAGATGGAAGGTGAATTATTATTAAATAATATAACTGAAGATCTTGTACCAGCTAATGAAGAGTTTGGAAAAGTAAGATATTTCGCAGTATGGGAAAATCCTAATAAACAACCATTGGGTTGCTATTATATTTGGGTTGTTGATTATGTCGTTAGTGATGTAACAGTTGGTCAAAAAATTTATGTACAAGACCATACAGGCACTAAAAAAGATATAACACCTAGTGGTCTTAATAGTGGTAATGGATTTTCTTTTACATCTAGTGGTTGGCAACATACTTTATTTAGTGGTGGTTTTGCTTTTATTATTAATAATGGAATAGAAAAGCCACACTATATATTAGACACTCCTGGAAATACAAATATAAATAATATAGTATTAGCAGAACTCCCTGGATGGGATAGTTATCAGGTTGAACAAACAACATTTGATGATACATATGTTCAAGGAGCAACTACAGTATTTGATCTTGGTCAAAAAGTAGACTTTGCAAATAATCAAATTCATGTAACAGGAACTAATAATAAAATAGCACAAGCAGGATCACCTGCAGGCTCAGGTACAGTAAACGGAACTAACTTTGTCCCTGGAAATTTACCTTCAAGCACACCTACTGTAACTGGAAATCATTTTCAAATTTATACGGATACAGCAACTAATACTACAGTGATTGTTATTGGTGGATTATCTGTCGGAGATTCAGTAAAAGTTGTTATCGAATCTAGAAATATAGTTAATGTTAGATGTGGCATATTAGAATCTTTTGGAGATATTTTAGTTGCTGGTGATTTAACTGAATTAGACTCTACAAATAATGCAATTATAAGAAGATTGTCTGGTGTTGTTAGGACATCAGATGTGGCAGTGCCAGGGTCTGTTCCTAATAATTGGAATCCATTTGCCTCTGGTGTCAGTACTGCTGATGAATTCACACTATCTGAAACTAACGTTATTAAAGATATGAAATCATTACAAAGTAATATGTATATTTATAGTACAGATAGTATACATGTTATGAGATTAACAGGTAATATAAATGCACCTGTGTCTTTTAGTCCTGTAACTGATGAGTATGGAATACTAACAACTGGTGGTGTTATCGAATATGATGGTAAACATTTTGTAATCGGAAGTAATGATATTTATGTATTTGCTGGAAATCCAGGAGATATACAATCTTTATCAGATCAAAGAGTAAGACAATATTTCTTTAATAACCTTAATCCTATACATGAACAGCAGTTATTTACACTACAAAATCATCAAGAAAATGAGATATGGATTTGTTATCCTACACTAGCTTCTTTTGCTGGTGAGTGTGATGAAGCTCTTATCTGGAATTATAGAGATAATGCATGGACTGTTAGAGATTTAGACAGTGTTACTGCAGGGGATATTGGTCCTATTAAAGGAGGAGGGATACCTACTGCAACTATTGCTCTTACAGGTAATTCAGGTAATGCTGGTTACACTAATAGAGGAAAGAAGGAAGTACAAGCAGTCACTATTAACGGTAGCACACCAAAGAAAACGATAGGAACTAAAGCTATTAAAACAATATCTGTCGGTACATTTACAACATTTACTACAGATACATTAGAAATAATTGATCTCACTCTTACAGGAGACAGTGGACCAAACACAGTTACAGCTAGAAGTACACTTACTTTTCCTTCATCAAGTACATTTACTTATGACAGAGATAAAAGTACTTTTTTAGATGGTGGTGCAAGTGTTATTATTACAGGTGATAGTAGTATTGGTACAGTAAACCTTCCAGCAAGTGCATTACTAGGTACTAATCAAGCCGATGGTGCTACAATAACAATGACAATATTAGTAGCGGCAGTTAGAGATTATATCAATAGTAACAATGCCTTAGCTGATTTTACTGCAACTGCAAGTACAAATGTATTGACGTTAACCTCTGATGTTCCTGGACCAAGAGCTTTTAGCACTAGTTCATTGGCTATCGGTGGTGGATCAACTACTAATCTTACAGTTGCTTCTACTAGAACAGGTATAGGTGTATATGGAATAACAGCTGCATTAAGTCCAGCTATTAGTATGAGAATACAAGCTAGTGCTGTTGGTGGATTACATGATGCCATTGATGAGACAATAACATTTAGCACTGGAAAGAACAGTCAGGCTTTATTAGCAGCAGATGCGTTGCCATTATTACAAGCTAAAACAGTATTTAATGGTGGTAGTAGCTCTATTTATAGTGTATCGAATGTTAGTAATAAAATTAGATTTATCTCTAGATTAGGAGGAAATCATAGTGCTCTTACTATTACATTTAAAACTACTTATGGAGGTACTGATTATACAGAAACTACATTTGG